ACCAGAGCCTAGAGTTACCAGCTGCTGGTATGTGTCTTTAATGTTTTGTCCTGTTAGATTTGCCATTTCTTATTGTGGTAGGTAAGGGTATCTAATATCGTAAGTCTTGAAGCCCATCTTGAGTAGGTTCTTCAGATGCGGTGAATATGTGTTGTACTTCATCACGATAGGTGATTTAAACTGCTCACCAAAGTCTGCAACTTGCTGATACAGAAGTACGTTTTCAGAGATTTCTGGGTATGAGTTCTGATTCTCAATTAGGTAGTCAGTTAGCTTTTCAGCGTAGAACTCTCTTTTGTTCTGTACCGATTGCCTCTTAACATTGTACATAGCTCTATCTACCGACTCACTATTCTCACCACCGGTCGGAGTTAACAAACCGTTGTTTCTTGGACGCATGTAAATGTATTCAAGAGTATTGTAGTAAGTTGCGTATAACAAGAAGTTTTGAATCCAGTCATCAACTAGAGTCTTGTACGCACCAGTCAGAGTGTTGCTTTGAACATCTGAAAGGATCTTGTTATACAATAAAGTACCCAGTAGTCGCTGCAGATCGATGTCCTGGGCTTCACGGATAGCATTTGAGATAAGTTTAGAATCCACATTATTATTCATATCTGTGAACTCTCTTATCTTCGCCTCCGAGATGAGCTGTACTGTTGTCATTGTTTGCTAATTATTAAGCGGTTGGTACTTTGATAAGTACGACTGTACCGTAGCTGTTGTTTACCGATACGCTCTGGATTTCGTTGGCTGGGTAATAACCAGCTGCAGTAGAATTAGTTACGAAGTTTGTGTACTCCTGTCCTGCTGCTAATACGAATCTAAGTGCGCCGATATTGCTACCAGAAACCGTGATATCTGAGTCAGTTAAAGCCTTAACGGTAGCGAAAGTACCAGTAGTAGACTGTGAACCAGATAATAGAGTTAAAGATCCTGCGGCCATTTTATTTTATTTTAAACGATTTGACGTGGTTGAGTTGATACCTCTTCGATATCTGTTTCTAAGTTTTCTGCTACTCCTGCTTCTTCGTCTGAAGCTGTTACAACATCTACCTCTTCGGTATTGTCGTCGTAAAGTTTTAGCTGGATAACACCTAATTCAACTTCCTCTCCGTAGTTGATATCAAAGATAACTTTGAATACGTTGAGAATGTTCTGCTGGTAAGGCTTGATTACCTGATTTAAAAGTAATAGATAAGCATCGATAACTTCTGTTCTACCGCCTAACTGTCCTGGCTCCTTGATGCCAAACATCATGGGGGATGTAATTCTATGAGCGGTAATGATTTTTTGCATTACCATATCATTTACGTTAGCGTAGTAACCATCGGCTCCATTCTGAGGAATAGGAGTAACGTCAGGTGCATTTTCTTTGCTATCTACGTCGATGTACATTAAACTACCGGCATTGCTAGAACCAGCAAATTGCTGACGTAGCATGTTCTCGATAATTCTACGATCATCCTCAGATGCATTAGTGTATGTGGTAATCATCAGAGAAGGTGCTAGACCGTTCTTGATATTAGCCATATGAAAGTTATCTACCTCGGCATCTAGCTCTACTACCTTTAATGCTCCTACGTAATCTGGTAGGGGGTAGTACTTTTGACCTGGACGGTAAGGCTGGAAGTAGATAATTTGGTTAGGTTGCTCTAGAGCTCTCTTAGGATTGAATACAGGTAGAAAAGGTAGATCGTCGATTCTTACTTTAGCTGAACCTCTATATCCCCAATCCTCTGATAGGTAGTATCCTGGTACTCTATGTCTTTCGTTCTTTTCTCTAGCTCTTAAGTAAGAGAAGTCAATATGATACACCTCAGCTACTCTGTTACCTGCATTATTCCAGATAACTTCTAATGCAAAGCCTCCGAATATTTTGTAGTCTCTTGCTACTTTCTGGAAAATATCATTCCAGCTTTCTCCTTCGTCGTTGGCTTTGTCTAGAGTGAAAGGTAAATTTGAAGTAAGTCCTTCTCCATAAATGGCATCAACAATAGCGTTAACACAGGTATTGTGAATAGAGGAGTTATTAACTAACTCGATAAGATGCCAAGGGAATAAATCGTCATCACCGTATTTGATGTAGTGATGCTGGGTGTTTAACTCATAAGGACGAAGTCTTTCTGATACCTCTCTCTGGATAGAACCAAACATAAAGGGCTTGTGCTCCTTTAGTGCTGGTGCTGCAGGTTGAGCGGTAATGTAAGGTGCTTTTCTTCTGGCCATTAGTCTTGATATGTTATGTAGTAACCGGCTTGTCCTGGTGATAAATAGACAGTCAGGCCGCTTTCATTACTGCCACTGATGTATGCTCTCTCAGTTGCAATCAATCCTCCTTCAACTTCTTCTCCTGCATCCTGCCATTCTGTTGCTGCATCTTCCCAATCTATATTAACAAGATTCCATATATAAGCAGCTCCGGCAGTTAATTCGTAGATGTTTAAGGTGTAAAGACCTGAAGGATTAGGTACAACAGACCCAGATACGTCTGCTACTACCCAGTTTAATTTTGAAGTAATAACTCCATCAAAGCTACCAGTATTCAGGTTAATGTCCTGGCTATAGTAAATTCGAATACCGTCTACCGAAGCACTAACAGGTACTTCTGGGTAGAAAGCAATTTTGTTTATAGCCTGGCTTTTGTTTAACTGTATCATGGTTTCATAGCATTAAAAAGTAAGAAGGGGGCACGTATATAAACGCAACCCCCTATCCTACCAATTAGTTGGAGAATTTTTAGGCGATGGTGATACCGCTAAGGATAGCGTCAGCAAAGCCGTCAATTTCTGAAGCTGGTTCTGGCTCCTGTGACGTAAAAGTCAGGGTGTATCCGTTCAAGTCTCCAAAGGCAGTACCAGTAGCACCAGTACCTGTAATAAGTTGAGCTCCGGTATCCTTACCTACTAGGAAGAATTGACCTACACCGTCACTTACACCGTTGTTAGTTTCAACAACGATCTTAAGATCTGGGTTTTGAGCAAGAACTTTAACTTTGTTTCTTGTTGCGGACTGTAGTTTGAAGAACACAGCGGTTACAGATTGTTCGTAGAACACAGTACCGTTCTCTGGAGTTGAGCTGATAGCCTCCGAGTAATTCGAAGTCTGTCTGAATAACTCAAACTTGTAGAAAGTACCGCTACCTGTGATTGCAGTGATCAAACCCTCCGTTCCGTTAGTAGCAGTAATAGAACCAGAGAGAATGTAAAGATTCTTGATACCACCTGTGTTGTCTCTACAACCAAGGGTGAATCCTGAAGTAATATCGCAAGACATAATCTCTAGGTATTAAAGGTTACTAATTAAGAACGGTTGTTAGACACCCAGAACTCAGGGTATGCTACGTTAACACCAAGCTTCATTACCAGTCTGTGCTTAAGCTGGTCAGCGTTAATGTCGTACCACATTTGGAATTCGGTTACGTCTGAACGAAGGTCAGTACCTACTACGATGTGCTTACCAGGTCCGAGAACTACACGGTCAGTACCCTGAAGACCCACAGTACCTACAACACGCATGTTCTGGAATGGGTACATCATATCCATTACACCACCACGGTTAGTGACAGAAGCTGGATCGAAGTAGAAGTTGTTAAGGGTGCGGATAGCAGTTACGTACTTACGGAAGTTAGAAACTGACATGAAGAAAGTAAGGTCGTCACGATCGGCTACGTCTGAGCTTAGGTTGTCGATCATAGTATCCATTACAGTCAATGCGTTGGCTGAGCTGAAAGCAGAACCAGTGATTGAAGCAGGAACTACAACACCTGTAGTAGCTGAAGATAGGTAGTAGTTAAGACCGTTTGAACAGTCACCAGATGCAGTAGCAGCAGTCCAGATAAACTGGTCGTTGCTCTTCTGGAATTGGTTAGTGATAAGTTCAGCGTAAGTGTTTGCAAGTGCGAAAGTCTCGTTGTAAGAACCAGCTCCTAGGGCAGAAATGCCTAAGTACTTGGTGTCAAGAGTCTTTAAGCAAAGTCCATCGTAAGATGTACGCTGACATACTTCGATGTCACGCTGAGTGAATGATGCGGTGCCTTGTGGTGTTGATACACAAGATACACCTTGCTGGATTTGAAGGTCAACTTCGAAAAGGTTGATAGGCTCTTTGTACTTGATGCCCTCCTTAACGGTGACATACTCCATAGTAGTGCCTGTGTAAACCATCTTCGCGATTAACTCACCAGCGATTTCGTTGTTGAAATCATTTAGTGCAGATACGTCTAATGCCATTTTATTTGGTATTAATTGCGGTTAATTTTGACTGATTTTAGGACTCTTTCGAATCTATCCTTCTGTAGAGGTTCTACAGCAGGCTTGGTTGCCTTCTTTACAGACCCAGGCAAGGTCTTTTCTGATGCAGGTGCAGCACTGAAAGTTTCGACTTTGGTTTCTACAGCAGACATTCTGTCCATGTATTTACCCATCTCCTCTTGTACAGCTTCTACTACAGCCTTAACAATGTCTTCTACCATTACCGGTGCAGCTACTTCTTCTTCAAAAGTAACTGGGGTATCGATAGGCACGCCAGTGGCAGGATCGACTTCTTGTTGTTCGATCATTTCCTCTCTCGCAGCCTCGCTTACCTCAAGAATCTCACCTTCTGTACCTAATACGATGTTGGTACCGTCTTCTAAAGTATGAGAGCCTTCAGGCGCGGGAAGCTGATTTCCTTCTGCGTCTAGAAGGTAAACTTTAGTCCCTACCGCCAGACTTCCGTCCCAGTAGATTTTAGTACTTCCATCTGCTAGAGTAGCTTCAGCAAATGATTCTTGTTTAACAGTAGAGACTTCTGTCAGGTTAAAATAGCTTTTAACCAACGACTTTAGGTCATTTACGTTCATAAGTTAAACAGATTTTGTATGTTATTATACATAAATTAATCTACCCAGGATGGGCAGTTGTATGGATAAATATACGTTTTGAGGTTTTGGCCTAGAATAGTTGCCTGGTAACGGTTTCGTTCATACCTTTACTCTATAATTAAAAAGAAACGGTTATGAATACTTTTATTAAAGCTCTTAGCGCAAAGCTAAACATCTCTGAGTCAGATTGGAATCAGTACACCACTACTCAGTCAGTCAATGTACCCTTAGACAGTACTTTTTACAAGACTTACAAAGAGATCGAAAAAGTCAAAAAAGTTTTTGATGTAGAAACTTCTGATTACTCTTTACAGTTTGCAAATATTTCAGAAGGTCTTTTAGAGCTCTGTGTTATTATAGTTAATAATCCAGGTAAAGGACTAGGTACTGAAATTATGAATCATATCCTAGACACCTCAGACGAACTTAACATTACTATTAAAACTGTTCCAGCTCCTATTAAGGATGTATCTGAAATATTTTTTGGTAATTCAAAGCATCAGGACTTTGAGATAGTGAAGCGTCTTCGTAAATACTACTTCTCTTTAGGGTTTAGGTACTCAATAACTAGCAAGGCAGTAATGTTTTATAAGCCTGAAAAATAAACATATTTCAAGTAATGTATTACATTTACCACATTCCCGGTATTAAGGTTGGATGTACCGATAACCTACAGAGACGTACCTCAGCAAATAAAGCTAAGTACGGTAAAAATATAGAAGTTGTTGTACTTAGAACTGAAATTAAAATTACTAAAGCAGATAGTTTTGAAGCTTATTACCATTCTAAACTAGGATATGGGATAATGCCTCTCTCTCAAAGGTATATACTTAGGAGCAGAGTAGGTAAACAGAGCACAGGAAGGATTCATTCTGAAAAGTCTAAGGAAAAAATGTCAATAGCTAAAAAAGGAAAAATTATCTCTGAGGATAGTAGAATAAAAATGTCAGTAGCTAAAAAAAACAAGTACTTAGGCATAAAACACAATAGATATAATACAGGAGCTCAGTATATTGAATTAAGTACAGGTACAAAAGGGAGTATGTGTGATATGGTAAGGCATTTTAATTTATCTTATAATACGTATATCTACAGCAGCGTACAAACTGGTAAACCGATTAGCAAAGGTAGGTACAAAGGACTACATTTTCAAATCTACCAAAAATAAAGAAGGGCCTTTCGGCCCTCTTTTTATCTATCACTCCATTTGGTATAGCATATCGCTGCTGCTTGATCTTCAGCGTAGCCTTCTCCTAGCATGTAGGGGATACATCTACCGATAAATTCATCTTTAGATTCTACTAGACCCGGCTCTACAAATTCTTGCTTTGAGAACTGCTTAAACATTTCATCCATAAAGAAGCCCTCAACACTGTAAGCTTTTACCCTACCCGTTTCTACGTACTCTCTCCAGAACTTTTTGTTTGCTACTTTGGTGATTGCGTACCAGTCTCCTTTGTTAGGCTTGAATCCATAGAGGGTAGACTTATCCGTCTCAGGGGACTCCACAATCCAAGCCTCAGTAATGTATACGTCGTCTACAGTATTATCTGAGTTATGTTCTAGGTTGAAAGACTTAAGTCTTCCTTCTCTCATAAACTTCTCTGAGATCTTTTTGATAGTGCTAGGAGTGAAGTATACCCAAAAAGGATCCCCACTTTCATCTACTCTCAAAATAAGACGGTTAGAACGCATTAATGGCCCAATCACCTTTTGCTCTCTGGCTAGCTCTTGTCTTGCAAATTCGAGTTTATCTTGGATTCCTTTTGTTGGGCTTGCAATAACCGGCTTGTTGACACCAGATGATAGTAAGTCACCAATTGCAGCTGGCTTGTCACCATTTTTGACTCCCTCACTATCAGTTCTCCTAAAGTATAATGCCTCCCAAGAGTGTCTGCAATTATAGCTGCCCTTGTAGGTAAAGATATCATATGTTCCGAATTGCTCATTTTCTGTAGTGATTGTCATTTGGTTGATATCTTCTTTTCTGAAGATCTTACCTCTGTCTGTGAGAGACATTAACTTAGCACAGAAGTTTCTATTCTTACTATCTCTAGGTCCTGAGTAACGGTATCTGATTCTAGTATCACCTACATCCAGGATTGATTCTTTCTGAGGGCTAGACACTAAAGCAAATAAATGCTTATGGAATTCTTCCTCAGACATTTGCTCGTAATCTTCGTAATCAGATTCATTCTCTCCTACTCTCTCTAGTACGTTAATAAGAGCATCTTGGATCTCAGGAGCTAACGTGTCTATGTAATTAGTTTCTTTATTTTCTCCAGTGTCTGGCCCTTCATCTAGGAAAGACATCATCTCTTCCTGGGCTAATTTACCTGCAATGATATCGATGTGACCATCCATGAAGGCAGTATCGTGAATCATTCCTGAATCTTCGTCAATCTCGTGGATGATGTCTCTAAAGTCTTGTACCAGGGCAATTGCTTGTACTAGCTCTTCTGGGGTAGCGAAGTTATTTGCAAGTACTTTTTTCTCAAGTAAGAATACCTGGTCTGCTAGTACTGCTGCTGATCTGATCATACCTCTATTTTCTTCTGAGATAGGCATTTCAAGCAGATGGGTAAATAGTGA